TTGCTGGATTGATGGTAAGAACTAACCTTGTTGCTTATCCTTGGTTCTCTCCCGCAGGTCAACAGCGCGGTATTATCAACAACGCTGTCAAACTTGCTTACAACCCCAATAAGGCACAAAGAGACAAACTCTATCCACAGAGAATTAACTCGGTTATTACTCAACCTGGATTAGGAACTCTCCTCTTTGGTGATAAGACCGCTCTGGGTTATGCTTCCGCTTTCGATAGAATCAATGTTCGCCGTCTGTTCCTGACAGTCGAGCAAGCATTGCAGAAGGCAGCAGAGGCACAACTTTTTGAACTCAACGACGAACTGACCAGAGCAAACTTTAGAAACATCGTTGAACCATATCTCCGCGATGTTCAGGCGAAGAGAGGACTCTTCGGATTCCTGGTTGTTTGCGATACGACAAACAACACTCCTGATGTCATTGATAACAATGAGTTCAGGGCAGACATCTTCCTGAAGCCTGCGAAGTCTATTAACTATGTCACACTTACCTTCGTAGCAACGCGGACTGGCGTTGACTTTGAAGAAGTGGTCGGCAGAGTTTGATCTTAGAGCTAAATAACTAAAGGAGGATAGCAACCATGGCAACTTCAAGAGAAAATAAAACTATTTCTCAGTTTAAGTCAGCACTAGTGGGGGGCGGTGCCCGCCCCAATCTATTTGAGGTAGAGTTGACGACATTCCCAACCGCTGCTGCAAACGCAGACTGGGATCCCAATAACTTTAGATTCATGTGTAAGGCAGCTCAGTTGCCTGCTTCGACAATCGCAAACATCGATGTTCCATTTAGGGGTCGTATTTTCAAGGTTGCTGGAGACAGATCTGTTGATACCTGGACTGTAACCGTCATTAACGACGAAAACTTTGCAGTTAGAAACGCATTTGAAGAGTGGATGGAAGGCATCGCTAAGTTGGATAACAACCTTGGTGCCACTGACCCAAGTGCCTACATGGCAAACGCAACTGTTTATCAACTTGGTAGAGGTTCTACTTCTAGCAGTCAGGACAACGGTGGTGAATCAAATTCCGTTCTGAAGGAATATGTTTTTGAAGACATCTTCCCAACAGAAGTTAGCTCTATCGATCTGAGCTACGATTCTTCTGATACAATTGAAGAATTCACCGTTACCTTCCAGGTTCAGACCTTCTCCGTTCGCGGAGCAGGCGGTCCTAACGGTTAATAAATAGTAGAAACTTAGGTTAAATTAAATAATGTCAAAATTGTTTGGGTTCTCGATAGAGGACACAGAACCACTATCTACCGGAGCAGTCTCCCCTATTCCTCAGAATAATGAGGATGGGGTTGACCACTTTGCTAGTAGTGGTTTTTTTGGTTCTTATGTTGACCTTGAAGGTGTTTATCGAACCGAGTTTGAACTGATCAAACGATATCGTGAGATGTCACTACACCCCGAGTGTGATAGTGCTATTGAAGATATTGTAAATGAGGCAATCGTTTCTGATACGAATGATAGTCCTGTTGAGATTGAACTTTCTAATCTGAATGCCAGCGATGGCATTAAGAAAAAAATTAGATCTGAATTTAAATACATTCTTGATCTTCTAGATTTTGATAAGAAATGCCATGAAATTTACAGGAATTGGTATATTGACGGACGCATTTACTATCATAAAGTCGTTGATCTGAAAAACCCTCACGAGGGCATTCAAGAGTTGCGTTATATTGACGCAATGAAGATGCGCCATGTTCGCACACAAAAGAAAGACAAAGCGAAAGAATTAAATAAACTCAATCCATTGAAGAATGATCCAATGGATTATGACTTCCCTCAGATTGAGGAATATTTTCTCTACAATCCCAAACCAAGATATCCCTCTGCTAATCCAATTCAGACGGGAGCAAGTCAAGGTATTAAGATTGCTGCTGATGCAATCACCTACTGTACATCTGGACTGGTAGACAGAAATAAAGGAAATACACTTTCCTATCTACACAAAGCAATTAAATCACTCAATCAACTTCGTATGATTGAGGATTCACTGGTCATCTATCGCTTGTCCAGAGCACCAGAACGCAGAATTTTCTACATTGATGTTGGTAATCTGCCTAAAATGAAGGCAGAACAATACCTTCGTGATGTCATGATGCGCTATCGCAACAAACTTGTGTATAATGCTGACACTGGAGAGATCCGTGATGACAAGAAATACATGGCAATGCTTGAGGATTTCTGGCTTCCTCGCAGAGAAGGAGGACGTGGTACTGAAATTACTACTCTTCCAGGAGGACAAAACCTTGGAGAAATCACGGACATTGAGTATTTTAAGAAAAAGTTATACAGATCACTTAACGTGCCCCCGTCTCGTATGGATGGCGAAGGTGGATTTAATCTCGGTAGGTCCTCCGAAATCCTCAGAGACGAACTGAAGTTTACTAAGTTTGTTGGTCGTTTAAGAAAGAGATTCTCCAACATGTTTAATGACATGCTGAAGACCCAATTGATCCTGAAGAACATCATTACTCCAGAAGATTGGGAGAGAATGAGTGAGCATATTCAGTATGACTTCCTCTATGACAACCACTTCTCTGAACTGAAAGAATCAGAACTCATGAATGAGAGACTGACAATGGTTCAGACTGCAGAACCTTATGTTGGTAAGTATTACTCACAAGATTATGTTCGCCGTAAGATCCTGCGTCAAACGGACATGGAAATCCTTGAACAGGATAAACTGATTGAGGATGAAATTAAAAAAGGTATCATTCCTGATCCAAGTATACCTGTAGATCCTGAAACTGGGCAACCACTTGACCAAGCAAACAGTCAATTGGGAGCAGTTCCTATGGAACCAGAGGCAGATGGATCTGCGACCGAGGCACCAGAGATGCCAAAAGGTGGAGAGATTTGATACATAAATACTCTTATGTTGCATATTAACACCACATATGGATGACCTCTTGGATATGGTCGCTAGTGATGAGTCTCCATCACAAATCAGTGACAAGATTAAAGAATTTCTTTTCTCCAAATCTGCCGAAAGAATTGACGCATATCGCCCCGAAGTAGCATCTGCTGTTTTCGATGGTGAAGATGTTGTTGATCAACTCGATTCTGAAGAAGAAACCGAGGATGAGGTAGAGGAAGAAGAGGGTGAAGAATAAAATAAATAAATAACTAGTAAATGATTGTTCTAGCATAATGTCGGCGTTAAACCCAGTAGGAATTAATTCCGCCTTACCTATTGCCAGTGGAGCTAATAGGCGGGGTGTTGATCAGACTGTACACCAGTCTGAATATTTAAGAGTGGTATCAAAAGGTGCCGGTTGTCACATTGCTATTGGAACTCTTCCAACAGCAGCAACGACTAATTTTTATGTTCATGCGGGTGAAGACGACATTATTAGTATAGGTAAAGTCTCTGCTCAAAGAGTAGTTGGTGTTACCACTGGAACTACAACAATTATTGACTTCCCCGAGGGAACAGGTCAACCGTTTGAAGTTGGTGATGCCGTCACTCTGACCGGTGTTCCATCTTATCTGACCTTTACACATAAGATTGTTGACTCGGTAAATACAACCGCAGGTGTAGGCGGGTTCTTCAATACTAGAATTATTGTTAATCACGATTCTTCTGGTATTCATACCAACTATGTCGCACAAACTCCTGGTCCTGGATATGCAGAACTAAGAGGTTCGTTTATGGTTGCCGCATATGGCGACGGAAGTGGAACCCTTCATTATCAACAAGTTCAAAGAATCTAAGCAGAGTACCATGAAACTTATCAGAGAAGAGATCGAATCAGTAGAATTCATTGTCGAACAAAAGAACGGCAAGAAATCTCTTTATATTGAAGGGGTTTTTCTTCAAGGGAACATTAAGAACCGCAATGGTCGGATGTATCCCATGGAAACTCTCCGCAAGGAAGTTTCTCGTTATAATGAATCGAATGTTCAGTCAGGCAGAGCACTTGGAGAACTTGGACATCCCGATGGTCCTACTGTAAACCTAGACAGAGTTTCCCATAAAATTGTATCACTTAGAGAAAGTGGTTCAAATTTCATCGGTAAAGCAAAGATTTTGAATACCCCAATGGGTAAGATTGCTTCTGCTTTAGTTGAAGATGGAGTAAAACTTGGTGTTTCTTCCAGAGGTATTGGTTCATTAAAGCAGACCCGTGAGGGTGTTAACATTGTCGGTGACGATTTTATGTTGGCAACTGCTGCTGACATCGTTGCTGATCCTTCTGCTCCCGATGCATTTGTTGAGGGAATTATGGAAGGTAAAGACTGGGTATGGGATGGTGGCATCCTTCGTGAAAAGTATGCACAGAAAACATACAGAGAGATCAACACCCTGGTTGATCAAAGCGCATTAGATGAGAAGAAGTTAAATTTATTTAATGATTTTCTTTCTAATCTTTAATTTTATAAATAAATATAGTTTAATAACCGGTAAATCGGAGAGTTCAAATGTCTCGTGGTAAGAAATTACAAGAAATGGAAGTAAAGACACCCCAATCTCGCACCGCTGTTAATGCTAACGCGAAGCCCGCAGATCCAATGCCTAAAATGGCGGATCCCGGAACTCAGTTGGCGGGTGTCGAAGATCTCGGCGGTCCTACGCCAGAAAACTACAAGCCCGATGATGATTCAGCAAAGCTGAAAGAACCCGGTGCGACCCTTAAGCAAGTTAAGGATGTAGTAACCAAGAATGCTGGTAAAGCAGATCCAATGCCTAAAGGTATGAAGGAAGACGAGGAACTCTCCACCGAAGACACCATCGAAGAAGAAGAGAAAGTAACCGATGAAGTAGTTTCTGAAGAAGAGACTACTGAGGTTGCTGAGTATGACATCGAAGAAGATGTTAATGCACTTCTCGGTGGCGAAGATCTTTCCGAAGAATTCAGAGAAAAGGCAAAGACCATCTTTGAAGCAGCAATCAATGCTAAGGCTGCCGGTATTAGAGAAGAGTTAGAGCAAGCATATGCTGCTCAACTTTCTGAAGAGATCGAGGAAGCAAAAGTAGGACTCGGTGAGCGTGTTGACTCCTATTTGGAGTATGTCGCTGACGAGTGGTTTACTGAAAATGCCCTCGTTATCGAACAGGCACTTAAGACTGAGATGACTGAATCATTCCTTACTGGAATGAAGAGTCTTTTTGAAGAACATTATGTAGAAATCCCTGAAGACAAATATGATGTCCTTGAGTCTATGGTAGACAAACTTGATGACATGGAGACAAAACTCAACGAGCAGATCGAGAAGAACATTTCCCTTAACAAGCGCCTCGCAGAGTCGGTTGCTGATGGTATCTTTGAGTCAGTTTCTGATGGCCTCGCTGCCACTCAGAAAGAGAAGCTCGCCTCACTTGCCGAAAGTGTAGAGTTTGAAAGTGAAACCGAATATCGTGAAAAACTGGAAACCTTGAAGGAGTCATATTTCTCCGGCAAGGCACCAGTTGCCAAAACTGAAACCCTTTCAGAAGGTGTAGACGAATCCCCTGAGTTTGTTTCAAACACAATGGATCGCTACCTCAGAACCATGGGTTCTTTTGGTAAATAACTGAATTTAACATTAAATCA